AGAGATAGGTATAGATTCAGCAGTATTTGATCAGGAATATCTATCAACAGATTTTTTTGAAACCAAGATACCCGATAACATTTATGCCGGTCTACACAGAATACATTTTGCAGGAACACTTGGAGATCCGTGTGCCGCTCCAAACTTTTTAGACGTTATCGATGTAGTTAAAAAGAAAAATCCTAATATAAAAATTACTATATCCACAAACGGAGGCCTTAAAACTGAAAGTTGGTGGAAAAGCCTAGCTGAAAAATTATCTTCAGACGATAAAGTGATGTTTGCTATAGATGGATTAGAAGATACTAATCACATTTATAGAGTAAATGTAAGTTGGAATAATCTTATTAAGAATGTCAAAGCGTTTATCGCAGCCGGCGGAACTGCAAGTTGGCAATATATTGTATTCAGACACAACGAGCATCAGAGAGAACAAGCAAAAGAATTTGCTAAAGAATTAGGATTTAAAGAATTCCTTCTTAAAAAAACACACAGATTCGCAGTCAGTGAAATAAAAGGAATAAAGATTGTTGGGTCGAATAATGTTGCTATAGAACCTTCAACTGATCCAGAATTTGTCAGCGATCCTTTACCGTCATTTACTCCGGATACTTGGAGAAAGGACTCTGAACATCTAAAAATAAATTGCGATGCTCTAATCGAAAGCAGTTGTTATATAGACGTCAAGGGTAGATTATTTCCTTGCTGTTATGTTGCATCGGCGATTTATCAATACGAAACCGATTTCGGTAAACTTACTAATCAAGGTTGGAAAGAGTTATGGCACGGTCACGGAGATAATTTTATTAACCTACATAATTATAATTGGAACGAAATTATAGAAGGTAGTTTTTATAATGAAATTAAAAGAAAATGGGCTGATACAGATAGACTATCAGTTTGTGTAGCATTTTGTGGAGCTAATGCTAAGTCGCCCTGGCCCGATGTTACTGAGTTTGAAGGTGACCAATCACCATAAATCTCTTATATAAAGGCAATTCGTATTCTCCGCTCCAAAGAATTTTTAATTTGCTTTGAAATTCAAACGTTTTTAAACTATCTGCTGTTCTGATATGTTCAGGTATATCGTAGTTGTTACTTTGAACTACTATCAAAGACTCGGGCGATATACCGTTAAGCCACTTATCATATTGTTCTTGTGTGATATGTTCACAACTAGTGTTGATTACCACATCAGCATTGTAGGTTAAATCACACATATCAGCAGTTATGGCTTGAAATTTTCCTACCATATGCTCTGGCTTATTCATTGTTTCGGCTATTTCTTCGCATGAATGATCGATATCAATACTGCGTATGTTAATACAGGGTATATCACTTTGAAAAATCATGCTGGCTAACACACCGTTCCAGCCACCGCATATATCTATAGAAATAAATTTTTTAATATGAGGTCTAAGATTCTGTATCAACCATTCTTTACTTCTTATTTGACCTTTCCAGAACGATTCTAAAGTCCGTTTAGGATCATTACTATTTCGAATAGCATCCATCCAAAATAAAATATGTTCGGAATCTAAAATCATATGTTTGTTAAAAGTCTCTTAAATCTTTTCAAAAGTGATAATTTTTTCTGTTTAGGTATAGAATGTTCGATGTTTACATGATCCATTATTAACCTAGCTACTTCTCTGTGACATTCTTCGTTACCGTGATTGTTATCTTGAGACAGAGGAAATTGATTTTCGTGGGTCCATATATAAACGGGTATATGATCAATTATTCGATTGTTTAATTTAAAAATATATTTAAACCTGTTGTCAACAACCAAATTAAAAACCTTTATATTTTTGGTTTCTAAAAAATAATTAGCATGACTAACAAATAACTTTGACATTGTTTCAGCATCATACTCCGAGTAAAAATCTTTATAAAATATTTTTTTATTCTCGGACCAAATACCAATTTGTTCAGATTTGTCTTTTTTTGGATGTAAAATACAAGTCCTATCTGGGTAAGTCCACATTATGAAAACAAGATCGTGATCTTTAAAATCAAATGAAATAATATTATGCCATATTTCTTTATTGCTAGATCCTATACGGGACTGATTTACACATTCTATATCTAGTTCTTGAGCAATTAATGAGGGCCAGGATTTTTTACTAGGATGTATACCGGGTCGATCAGGAGGAATAAAACAATCTTCTAGTCCGGCACCGTAAGTCAACGAGCATCCAAAAGAAACTAATCTCATGTTATCTGTGTCAATGGAATAAATTTTTTAGAATCTTTGTTTCTAAATTTAGGCATTACAGTTTCAACACTACATAAACAAGATGTTTGTTCACAGACTGCATACTGCAATTTAGGTTTAAACTTTTCGGAAAATTCCGGATCATACAAATTGTAATATTCGTTTTCACCGTAGAGTTTTTGATTGCAAGTGCCGGCAATCATGCCATCCTTGTTAATGTTCAACCAGTTCACTCCAACAGAACAGGACCACCCATAGAAATTATTCAAACGTTTTAGAAGAACTTCGTTGTCCTCTAGTCGATGCTTTTTATTATTACTATCTACAGCCGTAACTTTACTGACATAATACTTGTTGTTTTTTAAGAACCAAAACAGATTAGCTCGTCTAGCTCTAAATTTTTTTAAAACAATCTTTTGTTCATCGGTGTAATTAACTTCGGGGTCAATGATTTCAACGTATCGAATAGTCCAACTCTTTTTACTAGTCTTTAGGTCTTCAACCATTTCGATACACTTGTCCCAGTCTCTAGGATCCATCATTACAGACACACTGGCTACGACATTCTTAGTATAAAGATAGTCGCAGACTTGTTTTAGATGGCTAGTATCACTGTATTCTCTATGGCAGCTTACGTGGACTCTGTCAAAATAGGGTGCTGCTTTTTGCCACCACTCCATGCTCTTTGAAGCATTAGTAGTCATTGATATTAAACACTGATAGTTTAGTTTTAAGAACTCAACAAAATCAATTAATTTCGGCCAGTGGCTTGGCTCGCCTCCACAAAAATGAATATCAAACACTCGCTTGTTAGAATGTTTTAGATAATACTCAATCAGATGAGTTATATTTTTTTTGATAATGTCTATGTTAGGAAATTTATGTGTGCCATCATTGCTGCCGGGCCAACAATACCAGCATTTGTAATTACAATAATTTCCGAGATTTATATCGATGTTTAATACATCATCTCGCCAATTGTTATGTATTGATATTAAATCCATTTTTAAATTAATTTTAAATCCTTAGAAATTTTCATAGCAGCTTTCTGAGCAGATTGTATTCCTGGATGAATCATATCTCTTGCGAAATCACACATAGATAATTTATTACACTTTAAAAGGTCAGCAGTGTCTTTAATAAAAAAACTCGCTTCATATAGCAGAGTATCTTGCCATAACAGTCTAATATTTTTTTGTATAAAAATTGCATGAACCTTAACATTATAATCATTGCTATTCCATACACCCATGATATTATCAGGCTGTATAGTGTGAGCCCCATGGTTTAGAAGGGTATGACGAAAGTATTCTGTGCATCGAGAATAATCTGGCCATAGGTATATCACAGCTCTGGGCCTAGGATAACCTTCTCGTAAAATAATAGAATTATGCATAGCATAAATCATTGATGTTCCGCCAAGGCCTAGATTAATCGTGTTTATCCCAGTTATTTTTTCGATGTTAGAACTAATAGTATCCGATTCATCCAGCCCAGTTCCATATACATGTGAACAACCAAATACAACAATAGAGTTTGACCAATTGATATCTTTAAACTCTTTGGTCCTATATCCATGAGAATTATTTTTATATGTTATCGACTTATGTCGATAATACCAATCTTCTGGTTGAGTTCTTAAATTTTCTTCAAATAATTCTTTAGTATCAGTATCGGCCCATTCTGTTGTATGATAACAATCGTTTGGCAAGAATTTATTTTGTCTTATTCTTGTGATCATCGGCAAAAAACTTATACTAGAAAACATTATTGATTCTCGTTTTTGGTATCTTGCTGTCTGCAGAACTTACACAACTATTAGTAATGCAAGGTGTGGCAGAATCAAACAATTTAAATCCTTCTGTTAATGTTCCTAACGGTTGATCATGACAACTATAGGATCTTTTTACTTCATTACTTCTTATTATAACACTTTGATATCCGCTATTACAATGCCAATCTTTAAATTTATTAAAACCAAACGCATTAAATCGTTCTGCTTGATCAAACAAATATTCTTGTCCATTAGAATCGTATAGGGCTATTTGATACAATTCTTCTCCGTGTTGATTTTGAGGAAATCCTGTCTGCATTAAATCAATCATTTCGTCTGTATAACCATCTACTATTCGACTAGCTGTAGGATCGCTCTGCGGTTTCAGTGTTACATTGATTCCTAGTTTATAAAATCTTTCACACCTCTTGTATAAATCATAAAACTTTTCTGGAACCATAACTTGATTAACAGTTACATAAACATTTTGATATATTAACTGTAGACATTTTTCACTGAAGTCTTGTTCTCGAGCATGTTCAGCATGATAGCTGGCCGTTATGCTTCGTCTTTGTAACATACAAGTGACTTCGGCCCACTTCCTCCACCAATTGATGCCAGGGCTGAGATTAGTAGTCATGTGAACGCTTTGATAAGAACTTTCTTTTTCGTCCAAATGTTTTATCAAATCAAGCAGATGTTTATAAGCAGTTGGTTCACCGCCACTGAAACTCCAATGGAATTCTGTAAATCCATTTTGTCTAGCTTGTCGTTTGATTTCATCTACAGTTCGAGTATATACTTCTAGATCTTGAAAATCCAATTTGTCGCTACGAGCATAAGGCCAACAATATGAACATGAGTAATTACAGAATCTTCCTAGAATCCAACTTGTTGAAAACAAAGGCCTTCCTAGCATTGTGCGTTGTCCAAAACGCACTATATCTTTAAATGGGATTTTTTGAAATTGATGATTCATAAACTGATAATATTTAATCACTTAGAGGTTGATTATTTTAAAACACGGTTATATAATATACTTGTGGTCGTGAGTGGAATATGGCAGACCTCCGGTCCGTTGAGAAACGCACTTGGGAATGGGGCGCCGCTGTAAGCACAGCCCTTGTAGGTTCGAATCCTACCGACCACACCAAATTCTATTATAAGTAGAATACTACTAACAAGAGGAAACATTATATGTCAAATACAGTAGAACAATTAAAAGCACAGTTTGAAGAATTTTTATCCGAAGATTCTAAATTTACAGCAGGTAACGGCGCTGCCGGAACTAGAGCTCGTAAAGCATTACAAGAAGTAGCCAAACTAGTAAAGGCTCGTCGTAATGAAATCACCGAAGAAAAGAACGCTCGTAAAGAAGCAAAAGCAGCAAGCAAGTAATATGTCTGATCAAGACAATAATACTATTGTTCTTGACCTTGGAGAAAGTTATAATTACGGTGCCGCGCAGCCTAGTTATGGATTATCTAGCAGCGGCATCGACACTATAACTTTAGACAATATGGCTACATCAGTTACTATACCATCATCCTGGACTACCACTGCTAGTGGAGCCAGTTATACCATTTCTAATGGCGGTGCGGGTAGTAGTGGAATATATGGCACAGGTGCAGGTCTTGGAGTTAATTGGAATTCCTCTACCAGCACCGTTCATATAGATGGTTCCGGTTTAACTATGAGAGATGGCGCTGATATAAAAATTGGTGAGAAAAGTTTAACTGAGGCTATAGAAAAGATCGAAGAACGCTTAGGTATTCTTAAACCAAATCCAGAATTAGAAGAACGTTGGGAAAAATTAAAAGAGTTGCGTAAACAATATATGGAACTCGAAAAAGATCTTCTTGAAAAAGAAAAAATAATGAAAATTTTAAAGGAATCATAATGGATGTTCGCTTGGTATCCTATTCACAACCAACAGCAGAATTTGCAGACATGGGCATCGACGATGCACAAGAACTCATCGCGTATTGCGCCCGTGTCAGCAATCCCTCAAACCAATTCAATACAGAAACATCAGAAAAACTTATTCGATACTTGGTCAAACACGCCCACTGGTCGCCCCTTGAAATGGTATCAGCGTGTGTGGAAATCACCACAACCCGAGATATCGCAAGACAGATTCTTCGACACAGAAGTTTTTCCTTCCAAGAATTTAGTCAACGATACGCTGACCCTACACAAGATCTTAACTTCGTCACTAGAGAAGCACGACTGCAGGACACCAAAAACAGACAAAATTCTGTCGAACTGGATATGGCAGACGCTGAGCAAAGAGAGCTCGCACGTTTATGGGAAGAAAAACAACAAAGTGTCATTAGAGCCGCTCGTGAAGCCTACACTTGGGCTGTCACGAATGGCATAGCTAAGGAACAAGCTCGTAGTGTATTGCCAGAAGGAAACATCGAAAGTAAACTTTACATGAATGGCACATTACGATCATGGGTGCATTTCATAGAATTACGTTCTGGAAACGGCACACAAAAAGAACATCAGTTAGTAGCTCTAGCCTGTGCTAAGGCAATCGCTGCTATATTTCCTATGACAGAAAGTTTAATCGCAAAATGAAATACGGTGCTCACGACATCGGCGGTGAAATTGTCAAAAAAGACGATCGATATACCGTCCAAGATAATACAGAATTAAAGAATTTAATTGTTAGTTCTACAGATCTTAAGCCTGGCAAATCTACCGGCGGACATCGACACGAAGGACAAGAAGAAGTATATTTCTTTATTCGTGGTAACGGACGAATGGAATTAGATGCTGATCACTTTGATGTATATCCAGGCGACACAGTTTTAATCAAAGACGGAGTATTCCATCGTGTGCATAACACAGGCGATGAGAATCTTTATTTTATTTGTGTATTTGATGGTAAGAGAAATCATCAATGAATGAAGAAGTAAAACAGTTCTGTGAAAATTATGAAGTTCGTGTTCTGAACGATCAAAAGCGTAGGGCACGATATCATCCTCCCAGATTCTTTACAGACCCAGAACGTGCCGATATCATTCGCAATGATGTTGTAGAATACGAAACTGAAAAAGTTATTACTTTAGAAATACCAGAGAGTAGACTTCGCACTCTTATAGAAATGGAACGTCGGTTTTTCAAATGGCAACGACACAGTCCAGGTGAGATTGATATGTTCCAAACCCTTATGGACAAAGAACGAGAAGAAGCACATTATCGTAATACCAATCCTGCTGTCCAAAAAGCCTATGAGCAGTATTCGATCATGCTCAATTTAGCCGGATATCAAAGAAAATTTTGATTCGTTTTTGACCCATCTTGACAGGTTTTTTAAAAGATAGTATAATTAAAGTGTTCGACTACTAAGTCTGAGAAGGATTATACATGAGAAATTATTGGACCTGCTCACCATTCGCTGATTGGATCCGTGGCACTACCAAATTAAAGTGCGGAACAGGCAAGGAATGGGCAGAATGGGAAAAGGCTGCTAAAGCCAAATATCCAATCCGTTGGTGGATTGCTGAAGAAGGCTTGGACAAAATCCAGAACGTTTGGTGCTGGATTCCAGAAAGGATTAATGATGTTAGATATTATATTAACAATCGCTTTGTTACTAGAACTCATTGTCTTACTGCTAGCCCTCGCGATATCAAGCGTGGCACTTGGTGCGATGTTGGGAATAGATTCCTGCCATGCCTTTTTAACGAACTTGTTGAATTCGTTGAAGTAGAGCAAGCATGGCATCATTGTGTATGGGATGATGAAGCTCGTAAAAAGCACAGCTATCCTTGGTGGCGTCGTTGGTATCGAAACTGGCGTTGTCCAGAAGCTGGTGTTGACTACTTGAAGTGGGCAATGACTCTAACCAATAAAGAGTTTATCGAAGAAGGCGAACAGGAAGAACCTACATATCAAGCCAAAGCTGCTAAAGAAATCCTAGAGCTTTATACTTGGTGGAAGGAAGTTTATCCAAATCGCCCAGATGTTCACGATGCTAGTGGTTGGACTGCTTACTGCAATCTTCGCCGCGAAAAGGGTTATCATCTTTTAGATATGGAAGATAAAACTCCCGAAATGGCAGAAATGTGTAAAACTGCTCTTGACAAGAGTCGTGAATTGGAAGCACAATACGAACAAGAAGATGAAGAAATGATGATTCGTTTAATTAAAGTAAGACAATCACTATGGACTTAAAATTTTCTCCGTTTAGGAATTGGGTGCGAAATCTATGGTTGGAAAACTGTGACGAGCACCTCGATGCTAATTTGCCAAAATATTCTTACGAAGAATATTTTCAAAAATTTAAATGGTGGTTGAAAAGAGAATATAAACATCAGAGACAAAAAAATGCTATTCAATGAAAACATAGGCGGTGAAGAACATAAGACAGAAGAATTGTATGCTAAGTATCTACAGTTTACTGGACTTATGTTAGAGGATTATAGTTCGCTAGAAATAGCGGCAGTAATGACTACACAGGCCTTGAGTCTTTATAGGACATGTATGAGCGAAGAAGACTATCAACGCATTGTCAAAAGCATTTATGATAAACGAGATCAAGTTAAAACATTCGATAACTAATATGAAACTACAAACACCAGCAGAAGGTATATTAAAAAAGAACGATTGGGGTGATACCAAAATGTATCACGTTGTTTGTGAATGTGGTTCGGAAGACCATACTCATGATATTTGGATAGAAGCAGAAGATATAGGGGTCAATGTTACAATATATGCAACCGTAAAATCACCTTGGTGGTCGATGAATCGTTTCAAACAGATCTGGACCTTACTTACTAAAGGTTACTTAGAGCATCAAACTGTATTAACAATGAATGAACAAACCGCTTTCAACTATGCCGAGACTCTAAAGAAAGCAATTCAAGATGTCAAAGATTTCAAAAAGCCCTGAACGACATACCTTCCAAAAGGAAGGTTATGTAAAGCGTCAGGCAGAAAAAGGCGAACCTGTAAACGAGGCCTATCTTGACATGTTCGATCAAATTCTCAACGATCATGAGCACAAGTTTGACGATCCCCAAAGTAGAATCAATAACATGGAATACGATCTCCTAACCACTGATTGGATTTTAGAGAAAGTTCGTGCTGACGATGCTTATGCTCAAAATTTGTATGCGGCCATGTGTAACAACGGGTTCATTAAATTAGATGTTATTCCCATCCTTAAAAATGAAGAGTGGGGTGCTTCTTGGCGTTATGCCGGAGGCATCGTTGCCGACATGCAACAAAAAGGTGATTATATCGATTGGTATTGTTCCGGTATTCGAGATGTAGGAGTATATGCTCCTGCTAAAGAAAACGAAGAATTTACCGAAGAACAATTAGCTAGAAAGTCTGTTGTTGACAGATACGTGCCGGAAGGCTGTATAACCGACGAGATCCGGAATGATCTCCAACGTCTTGGTTGGGCAGTGGCGCCCGATGGAGATTGGACTAAGTTTGATTAACCTAATAGGAGATTAATATTTTATCATGACCTGGGAACTTTACGAGGTCTGGGGTGTGGACGAAGCCTTTCACGAAGAATTGCTAGAAACCACCAGTAGCAGAAAAGAAGCATTAGAATTGGCAAAAGCCAATCTAGATCTAGGATATTTCCAAACTATCGTTTATCAAGAGATCGATGGCGATTTGGAAGAAGTAGAACGATTTGAGCAAGGTTGACAACATGTCTATTTGGTGCTATAATATACATATTGTTAAACGAATAGGAGTGAATCCAAATGGCATCTAAGCTCAAAAAAGCAAGCATCGCTATCCGTCAGAATAAAAACAAAGATCTCAGCCCACGTTGGGATGGTGCAGAGGACTGGGATGCTGAACAGTTTACTCGTCACTTTCGAGTAGCTATGGAATATTATCGTTTGGAATTTAGTTCTAAAGACCTCAAACCTAAAGTCGTTGAATGGATGAAAGGCCAAGGATGGCATCCTGATAGCGTTGCAGAGTTTAAAAAGACCAAAGATAATCGTTGTTCTGGAACCATGGGCGGGTTGGCAGCATGTCTACTTCGTGGCATGCCCGAAGTTCATGCAGGATTTAACGAAGGTCGTGATAGTGCCAAATGGTTAGAAGAAGCTATCAATCGAGTCATTGCAGAAGGTAAAGAGGACACAGAGGAAGAAGAAGTTACTGAGAAAAAAGAAACTGCGATCGTAGTTTCTATCCAAGATCGCGTTCGTGAAGCTGCCTATAAAATGACTGAGGAAATCGAAGATGCAGTTGAATCTTTTAGTCTAGATCCCGAAGCATTTGATCCAAAACAGTTCAAAGTTCTTAATTTGCTCAAGGGCAAACAGGCCAAAGCCGCTCATGCCCGTATTATTAAAGATGTATACAAACGTCAATATGACGAGTATATCGAATTGCAAGAGGGTAAATGCGAACAGCTCAAAGAAGGCTACAGTCATTTGAGCAAAGCACAGATTAAAAAAATTGTTTCTTTTTATAACGATATTCTTAGCGCCTGCGATATGCTGATGCAAGAAGCCAAAGTTAATAAAAAGCCACGTGCTCGCAAGGCTGTTCCTGCAGAAAAAGTTGTGGGTAAACTCAAGTTTATGAAAACTGAGCAAACTCTAAAACTGGTTAGTATCAATCCTACAGATATCATTGGTGCTAAGGAATTGTGGGTTTACAATACTAAAACTCGCAAACTGGGCAAGTATGTTGCCGGAGAGTTTAACGAGCTTGGTGTCAAAGGAACTACTATCACAGGCTACGATGAAATCAAGAGTGTGCAAAAGACTCTGCGCAAGCCAGATGAACAGCTTAAGAGTTTTAAAGATTCGGGCAAAGTAGCTCTGCGCAAGTTCCTAGAGGACATTAAAGCAGTAGATATTAAGCTCAACGGCCGTATTAACGAAGAAACTATACTGCTCAAAGTAAGCTAAATTCAAAACTTTCTAGGGATTGATAAATATTCATATGAATAATCAATCCCTAGATCAATCTATTGACGTTTTAGCACAAGCCCTAAAAGCCATTGCCGCAGATAAAACTGCCGCATTTGATAAGCCTTTTCTAGATTTTCATGCACAACAAGGCGAAACAAATTACGGAAAAGGCATGATTTTTAGTGGTCACGGCACTACAAAACAATTTCTTTTAACTGAACCAGATCGTTTTGTCTCTTCTGAAAACATCGAAGTAGCAAAAGACAAGGGGTTCTATGCTAACGGTATTAAAGTTCTAGATTCAAAAGAACTAGGATCTACTGTTACAAAAAGTTCTCTAAGAGAAGTAGGACGACTAAAAGGTCTTATCGTCGATGGCTCTGTAAGCATAGACAACTATCTATATTATAATTCAGATATCAATAGATTAGGGTTTGGAACAGAATCACCAAACGCTGCTCTTTCTGTAGCAGAAATGGGCATCGAGGTGATGTTAGGCACTTCAGAAACTTTCCACGGAGTCGTAGGAACTTTTGCTTCAACAGATTTCGATATAGTAACTGACAATACTCCTAGAATCTCAGTAAAAGCCAACGGTGATATTATCCTAGGAAACTTTAATCGAACACCAATTCAAGTAACGGTAAACGGCAAACTATCCCTAGGTGTTAAGACACCGGATCCAAATGTCGATTTACACGTTGCCGGTGCTGTAAGATTGAATAATAAATTACATATGGTTTCAGAATTACCACCAACTAAAGGTAACTTTAACAAAGGTGATATCGTCTGGAACTCAAATCCACAGCCGAGAGGTTGCATAGGATGGGTATGCACTCGTCCAGGCGATCCTGGTGAATGGAATCCGTTCGGCACAATAACCTAAATTGAAAATAGCAGTGTTAGGCAACGGCGAAAGCCGTCGACATCTTGACCTTCACAGTTTAAAAACTGATCATATAATAGTTGGCTGCAATGCTATTCATAGAGATCTAGTAGTCGATCATTTAGTATGCTGCGATCGAAGGATGGCTGAAGAAGCTACAAAAAATACTCCCCCAGAAACGTTGATCTATGTTAGAGAAGATTGGTATCACTACTTTAGAAAGATCAAAAAGAACAAAAGCATACGTCAAGTTCCAGACCTTCCTTATAAAAGTATAGATAGGCAAGACCAACCTTTTCATTGGGGTAGTGGCCCTTACGCTATTTTGATAGCATCATTATTAGAGTCGTCAGAAATACATATTTTTGGTTTCGATTTATATTCGTCAAATAATAAAGTTAATAACATTTATAAAGGCACAGAAAACTATTCCGATCCAAACAGTCAACCTATTGACCCCAGTTATTGGATTTACCAAATATCAAAAATATTTGATAAATTTGTAGATAAAAAATATATCATTCACAATTCTAAAGATTGGTCTATGCCTAGAGAATGGCAAAAAAATAATGTGAAATTCGTTGCATTATAAATACAGTCGTAATATAATTACATATACACACAGAGGCACAGCGGTCTTCAATGGCATTCACCCCGCTTTATAAATTCTGCATGTCATCAAACTTACTCGCTTGATTTACAGGAGGCAAGAGATGGCGAAATTTTATTCAACAAAAACTTACGGCAACGACAGAGGTCTGTCATGCTGCTTTAGACAATGGCGTGCCACACACAGCCATTGCTCAACACTTCACGGTTACTCAATTGGCATTAAACTCATCTTTGAATGCGACACACTAGACGATAAAAACTGGTGTATGGACTTTGGTGGTCTTAAGGTATTCAAAGAATGGGCTGACCATATGTTTGATCATACTTTGGTTATTGCCGAAGATGATCCTATGTTAGATCGTTTTAAAGAAATGTCAGGTTGGAGTTCAAATCCAGAACACGATGGCAATCCAGAACGGGTTCAAGTAGAACCATATCGTCGACAGGGCATTTGCGATTTGCGAATCGTTCCTGCTGTTGGTTGCGAAATGTTTGCTAAAATGTGTTACGACAAGATGGCTGAACTATTAGCCAGCGGTAATATGCGTTATCCTATCAATCCAAGTGTCAGAGTTAAATCTGTAGAAGTATTTGAACACGGTGCTAACTCCGCGACCTATGAGGGCGATGCGTAAGATATGGCGCATCTGGGCTAAAGCCCTGGGAGAAAAAGCTGGTGCTACTCGTCAGGAAGCTGATTGGGTAGCACTAGTTCGCACTCTAATTATTCTTTCATACCTAATCACAAACTGTTTTATTATCGCTGGTGTGATTAGACACTGGTAAATAATAATATGCGCACATTTAATATTAACCGAATCGTTGCCGGCAACGACAATAAAATTTTTATTATCGCCGGACCCTGTCAAATCGAAAGTCAAGATCATGCAGAATTTTTAGCAGGTAGCATAAAAGAAATCTGTGATGATTTAGATTTAGATTTGATTTATAAAAGTAGCTTTGATAAGGCTAACAGATCTAGTATCTCTACAAAAAGAGGTATAGGTATTGACGAAGGTCTAAAAATTCTAAATTCGATCAAACACGAATTTGGGATTCCTGTTCTTACAGATATCCACGAATCATATCAAGCAGAGCTAGTCGCAGATGCTGGTATCGACGTTATACAAATTCCTGCGTTTCTGTGTAGACAAACCGATTTACTTTTAGCCGCAGGTAAAACAGGCTGCGCAGTAAATGTCAAGAAGGGACAGTTTCTTGCTCCCCATGACATGAAAAATGTCGCTGCAAAAATTGCTTCGACAGGAAATGAGCGTGTGATGTTATGTGAAAGAGGATACACTCATGGATATAATAATCTTGTTGTTGATATGCGTAGTCTACCCATTATGGCAAGCACCGGGTATCCAGTGGTCTTTGATGCTACTCATTCTGTCCAACAGCCTGGAGGAATGGGAACAGTCTCAGGCGGAGACCGCGAAATGGTCCCATACTTGGCGAGGGCCGCTGTAGCCACTGGCTGTGTTGCCGGAGTGTTTATGGAAACACATGAAGATCCGGATAATGCTCCTAGTGATGGGCCTAATATGGTTCGCCTAGATAAATTAAGAAACACATTAGAAGAATTGGTGACCATAGATGGATACGTCAAATCCAGAAAATCTCAGTAAAGAAGAAAGAAAAAGACTCAAGGCTATCCGACGTGCAGAAAAAGATGCAGAGGTAGCTAGAAAGTCTTACGACCCTAACACTAAAATAACTGTTCTTTGTGTTAGGTTCGGCAATCGATACGGCATGGACTATGTTGAACGCCTAAGAAATATGGTGGCTCGAAATATGACCATCCCATATGAATTTGTATGTTTGACTGACAGCAATCATACCATACAAGGTGTAAAAAATATAACGCAACCTAATGCAGGATACTCCAAAGGATGGTGGCATAAAGTTCATATGTTTGATCCTAGCTTACCTATATCCGGAAGGATTTTATATTTTGATCTCGATGTAGTTATACACGCAAACATTGATAAATTGGCTACAGTATGGACTACTGATTTCTTGGGTATTCGAGATTTTAATCGACATTTTTATCCTTCATGGCAATATCTTAACAGTTCTGTCATGGCATGGAACCACGGAGAGCAAAGTCATATATGGAGAGATTTCAAAAGAAGTCCGTCTGATGCTATGCGATTACCCGGTGACCAAGATTGGATATGGAAAACTTCAAAGGATAGAATCAAATGGTGGCCGTTGGAATGGATACAAAGTTACAAATGGGAGATCCGAAGAAGAGAAGATCTCACAATCCAAAACGGTAAAAGAAGATTTAAAAATCCGCTACATACTGTAAATATCCATCCAGAGTGCTGTGTGACAGTTTTCCACGGTGACCCTAAACCTCAGGATGTTACTGATCAATTTGTAGTAGACAATTGGAGATAAAGTGTTAGGTTGGTTTAAGAAAAACAAGAGTTGGGTAAGATTTTATTCATTAGATCCTAATGTTGCGATCGCTTATCCGATAATTAATACTTCTGAAGTTGATAGAGACTGGAACGGACTAGGCAATACTAAACGTAATAGACCCGAACAAGGAAAACAAACAGTTTTAAATTGTCCTGCGATTAAAACTATCACTAATACTGGATATGTTCTTAGAGCACCTGCAGATTTTATTATTAAAACAGGAGCAGGACATAGAGAAATAAGTTGGGAAACTCCATTTCTTTTTAAAAGATACAGTGACAGGTATACTTTTAGTAACACAGATTACTATGTAAGCTGGCACAGTCCAGAGCAGACTGAACCGTTATTACCTAAAGAAGTAGCACCAACAAATAAAGAATATCATCATTCTGCAATCAAAGTAGAAACTCCATGGCGTGTCAAAGCCAGCGATGATATATTGCTACTACAAATTCCAGTTACCTATAATAACGAAGATAGGTTTTCAGCAGCCATTGGTATAGTTGATCCAAAATACATGCATGCCGTAAGCGTTCAATTATTTTGGCATGTTATAGAAGGCGAAACATTGGTCAGAGCAGGAACACCTTTAGTTCAATATGTTCCAATTTCTAGATCAATGTTACAAAAAAACAATGTAGAATTTATTGTCGATACTTCTTCCAAAGCAGAAGAAGAATTGGAAGAAGCTTACACATTTGTGAATCATAGTAGATTTCCAAAAGCAGATAATGCCGGAAACAAAGTAAGAATGATTACACAACTGTTTGACTATTTTAGAAAAAAATATCCCAAGAAAAGAATTTGACTTTTAATACAAGTGATGCTATAATACTTTTATGACTAAACGTATTGGCTTTGCTTGCAAATGGATTGACCGTCCCGATCAGGTAGACGGCATCAAACCTAAAGACGAATGTAAAAAATTTAACACTGGTGCTACTACTGTAGCCTGGTTAAATAGACAAACCAAGGATGTGGCTGTAGAAAAACTATGGTCATTAATGGAGCAAAACATTGAAGCTAGCCGTCTCCTTGTAGAACGTGTAGGAGAATTAGATGAAAATCTTAGAATGGTTCGACTCAGCAGTGATATACTACCTGTATACACTGAGCCAACATGGAGCTGGTTTTGGCGGCTTCCCGATGTTCGAGCAGCTTGTGAAAGAGGATTTCAGCAGGTGGGAAATGTGGCTCGCTCGCGTGGCGTTCGCCTCTCTTTTCATCCTGGCCAGTTTTGCGTGTTGGCATCTGATAATCCAGATATTGTAAACAGATCAATTGAAGAATTTGAATATCATGTGGACATGGCTCGTTGGATGGGCTACGGTCAAACGTTCCAAGACTTTAAAATCAACGTCCACATCGCAGGACGACAAGGACCGATGGGCATCGTTACTGCGCTGGCTCGCATGACTCCCGAAGCAAGAAATACTCTTACAATCGAAAACGATGAAATGACTTGGGGTATTGAAGATAGTATTGAGCTAGTCAATCATTGTGCCTTGGTCTTAGATATTCATCATCATTGGATCAAAACTGGAGAATATATTGAAACATCTGACGATCGTGTTAAAAGGATTATTGATAGCTGGCGTGGTATTCGTCCTGTCATACACTACTCTGTTTCTAGGGAAGATATACTTGGAGACCATTCCAGAGACACCCGTCCCACTCTTCAGACCCTCTTAGAATCCGGACACAAGAAAGCAAAACTCAGAGCACACTCAAACTTCTACTGGAATACAGCAGTGAATCAATGGGCTCTGAGTTTTAGGGATAACTTCGATATAATGTGCGAAAGCAAGGCTAAAAACTTAGCCTCATTTGCACTTTACGAAGAGGCAAAGTAAATTACTGAGCCTTTGGTTTGCGACCTGGCTTTTTTGGAGCTGCTTCTTTTTTAGGAGCGGCTTTTTTTGCAGGCGCTTTTTTTGCAGGTTTGGCGATAGACTCAACCGCAGCTTCAGTTGCTTTTGCAGATACTGGAGTTGGAGTTGGTTCTGGTGCTGCTACCGGCGCTTCAACTTTATATGGGGCTTCCGCAGTTGCTTCTGCTGGCTTACCGCCAAATAGTTTCTTTAATAATCCTAGCATGATTAAAATCTCCTTGTAGGTTATTTATACGGTAAATATAGGATGGCACTACATTTTATAAAAAGTTTAACAGAATCAGAAGATAAACGTGAAATACGGCAGGACAAGCTCAAATTTGATAAAAATGAGTTAGATCCTGTTATGAGCGAAGCTACTCTAAAATATCACTTTGATGGGCTAGCTGCCAAGTATTTCGATCGATATAACAAAGGTGAGGGCGATGCCGATTTTAACTACGGTGGCGCCATGCTACACAATATCTTCTTTGCGAACTTGACCCCGCCAAGAGCTGCGAACAAACCAGAGGGGCTCAGTAAATCTTTAATAGATGAAAAATACGGTAGCTTTGATAAGTTCAAAGAAGCCTTTGAAAAAGAATTTATGGCAGCACAAGGATCCAACTGGATCTATATGGATTACAACGGTGATATAAAAACCATACACAATCACCAATACCGTAAAGGTATGAAGATTGCTCTGTTGGTAGATGCTTGGGAACATGCCTGGGCGTTGGACTATCAACAGGACAAAGCCAAATACTTAAACAACATTTGGCGCATAGTCAATTGGGA